GTTGATGCAAGTTATTACTGATCTTCTTCAATATCAATCTAAGATTGAAGTATTCTTAAAAGAGTATAAGGCCAATCCAAATAACTGGGTTCTCGAATCTAATTATAATGAAAAAACAAAACAAAAAGAGTTGTCATTAGAACCTATTTGGGCTTTTGATTACCTTGATAAATATGTTTTTTCAAATTATGATATGGTCTTCTTAATGTCTGGAACCATCTTAGATAAGAACTTATTTTGTCATTTGAACGGTTTAGATGTAACTAAGGCAGTTTATTATTCAATTGAATCACCATTTCCGGTTCAAAATCGTCCGATATTTTATATGCCTTTAGGTAAAATGTCATATGCTAAGAAAGAAGAAACATTTAAAACATATGTTCCTTATATTCAAAAGATTTTGAATAAATATCCTGATAAAAAAGGTATCGTTCATACTAATTCATTCGAGTTAGCTTCGTGGTTCGCTCGTGATGTAAAGGATCCACGATTGGTTTATCACGATTCATCTAATAAAGATGAAGTTCTTCAAGAACACTTTAATACTGAAAAACCAACCGTTCTTGTATCACCTTCAATGGATACGGGAGTTTCATTCGATGATGATAAGGCAAGATTTCAAGTTATTGCTAAGATTCCTTATCCATCTTTAGGTTCTCAAAAGAACAAATTAAGACAAAAGAATAATCCAGAATGGTATTCTTGGAAAACGGTTTCTGGTTTGATTCAAATGACTGGAAGAGCGGTTCGTAGTAATCAGGATTTTGCAGATACGATTATTATTGATGGTTCATTTTCTGACTTATTAAGACATTCAGGACATTTATTTCCTCATTGGTTTCAAGAGGCGATTAAGAAAGTTAATGTTAAGGTTGGTGCTTAAATAAAAAACCCACTTTTTGAGTGGGTTTCTTTATTATTTCTTATACCTGTGATTTTTACTTTTAGCTTGCTTGACTGACTTTTTTGTCTTTTTGCCAATCTTTTTCTTCAATACCTTAACTTTCAACATTGTCAAATTATTTCTTTTTAGCTTTAGCTTCTTTCGCAGCCTTTTTCATTGGTTCTTTTTTATCACCGTCTTTATCTAAATCCAAGAAATCTGGTTTAGCTTTACCTTTTGCAGTTGTTTTAGCTGCTCCACCTTTCTTTTTCTTATCTAAATAAGCTTTAAGTCCAGCTGGTAATTTCTTTTTTTCAAGAGTTACTTCTTCAACTTCTTCTGATTTATTTGCCTCTTCTTCTTCAATCCAAGATTCCTCTTCCTCTTCTTCTTGAGCGTATTTGTCTTGATACTCATCTTCTTGAGCATCTAATGCCATATCATAAGCTGTTGGCATCATTTCCATTTCTTCAGCTTCAAAGTTTTCAAATTTTTTAAGGTATTTCATAATAACAATTTATTTTTAATTATATATTATAGACATAAAGTGATTTTCTCGATTTTTATATATAAAGTGATGAAAATTAAAAATTATTTTCAATTTGTTGTAGAAAACCAATCCCCTAAATTGACCGTGCCTCTTCAATTCTCCAAAAGATTTTTAGAGGTGTTAGGTAATCCTGGATTTGGTATAATTTCGCCTATCAAAGATGCTTTTCTTGATTTGAAATTATCACCACAAGAGTTATCTTTAGTTGATATAGGTAAAGAATCAGATACGGCTACTTTTACAACAGCTCAAAAATTATCCCAGCATTTTAATACAACCGATCAAAGAATGTTAGATACTTTAGTAAGACCACTCAATCGTGAAGAATCATTGGTCTACAACATCAATAGAATTGAAATTAGAATTGGTAGATTGATAAAAAAATTGTTTCACGATACTTTTACTGATTCTCAGATTGAGAATTTTGTAAATCAATACAAATCGATATTAGATCAAACAGCTTTAAATTTTGAAATTTGGTCTGGTTCTGATATAAAATATGGATATTCTTCACCAAAATATACATATACCGCTCCGACTTCTAATCAACTTATGAATTCTTGTATGAATGATTGTTTAGAGTGGATTGATTTCTATATGGGTTGTCCAGTTAAGTTATTAGTTCTACTAAATGATGAAGGACATATTTTTGGAAGAGCTTTAGTTTGGGAATTCAAACCCGGTAAATATTTGATGGACAGGGTTTATGTTGCATTCGATAGAGATTATTTTAAGTTTGTTGATTATGCTAAATCTAATGGTTGGTTGTGGAAATCTGAGAACAAATCTGGAGCTTCTATCTCATATACTAATGGTAAAACAACTGATTGGTTTCCGATTGAAATTAATTTGAATTTTGATTTTGACGAGTATAAGGATTGGGGAGTTCCCTATTTGGATACATTTATTTATGCTCAGGGAAAAAAGTTGACAAATTATATTCCTAAAAGTGGTAATTATTATGTTTGTAATGCAACTGATGGAACATATGACTATCAAACTCAAGAAGATGTGGATTTTGAAGAGATAAATTAATATATACTAATATGTCAAAAATATTAAGATACACTGAGTATAAACAATCAGAAGAAAAGGCTCTTGAGATAGTTGAGATGATTTGTAATCCACAAATTAATGAATCAAAGAAAATGAGCGCTTTTAGAACAATCGCTAAAAAATTGTCAGATGATTTGAAGTTCAATTTTGGTTTGGTTGTCACTTTTGGTACTGGTATTAAATTAATGCTTCCAGTTGTTCAGGGTTTAATTAATGAAGGTTCATTTAATTTTGAGATGACAGAAGAAAATCTGATTTTACTTACTATAACTATAGCTTCAATTTTATATTTAGAAGAAACTGCTAATAAAGCTGGTGATGAAGTTAATGCTCAAGGTGAACAAAGTGTGGTAACAAAGAAAGACGCTCAAACGATGTTAGAAGAACTCAAAATGAGAGGTATTGGTCAGGGAATCGTTAAGAAGTTTGTTTCTGCTTTCTCAGCTGTAGGTAAATTCTTTAAAATGTTATTTCGTGGAACGCCTTATATCATAAATGGACTTCTTGATATGTTTGGATATACTGCTCTTATGGTTCCGTGTATGAATGCACTTTCAATGTTTATTGGTAAATATGATATAACTATCGAAAATATTGCTATGAATTTATTCAGTTTGAGTGTTGGTGTATCAGCTCTATTGGCTAAAAAAGGTGTTAGTTGGTTAGTAAATAAAATAACTAAGTCACTTGGTTTAAAAAAAATGAATAAAGATTTAGAAAAACCAGTAGAGATGAGACCTTTTGATATTATTGATGGTGATACTGATAACTTAGATAAATCGAAATTAATCAAAGAGCAATAATAAACATATTTTTATTTTGCCACTATAAAGTCAAAATATAATATGAATAAATGACTTCATCATTAGAGAAAGTATTTTTCAACTACATATTAAATAATAGAAAATATTTTGAATTAGTAAGACCTTATTTCTTTAGGAACTCCGAAATACAATTTGTTTATGGTATTATTCGAGAGTATATGATAAAAAATACTGATGCCAAAACACCCAGTCCAAAACAAATCTTGGATATGGTCACTTTAGAAGATAAAGAAGGACTTATCACTAAAGATATTCTAAAATCAATTTTACAAGTTAATTTAGCTGAATACGATGAAAAGAATTTCATCGAACCAAAATTCAATGCTTGGATTCTAACTAACCGATTAAAGACTGGTACAGTTGATATTATTGATGAAACTAGAAATTTTGATTCTATATCAGATTTTGAAAAAGCAATCGAGGCAGCTGAGAGAATTAGAGGTATTGTAGATGAAATGTCTTCAATCAATTTTGTTGATGATGATGATATGGGTTCAGATTTTGATGATCCAGAGCATCACTTACAAGATACTTCCAAATTTAAAGTTAGTTCTGGTTTTGAAACAGTTGATCATATGTTAGGTGGTGGTTGGGATATTCAAACACTTAATTGTGTTATGGCTGAAACTAACAATGGTAAATCACTTTGGATGCAAAATTTTGCAGTTAAATCAGCTGATTTAGGTTCAAATGTGCTTTATATCACTTTAGAAATGTCTGAAAGAAAAGTGATGAAAAGATTGGGTGCCATGCGTTTAAGAATTCCAATTAATGACTATGATAAACAAAGTAAAGATACTGAGTTTATAAAAAAGAGAATTGCTAATATGGGTTCTTTGAAAGAAGGTGGTGACTTATTTCAAAAATCAGTTGGTAAAATATTCACAAAGTTTTGGGCAGCCGGAACAGCCACAATTGTTGATTTTGATAATTACATTCAGAAACTTCAACAAAGAAGAGGTATAAAAATTGATTTAGTTATCGTAGATTATATTACATTAGTTGCTTCACCAAAAGGAGCTAATGACTCTTTATATACTAAGGGAAAACACTTAGCCGAAGGTCTGAGAGCTCTCGGTGCTAAATATAAATGTCCTGTGATAACTGGTGTTCAAGTTGCAAAAGATGCTTGGAATTCAAGTGACATTACATTAGAAAGTGTTCCAGAAAGTAAAGCAATCGCAGAAACTTCAGACACTTTCTTCGCTATAATAAGAACCGAAGAAATGAAACGGTTAAATATGTATCGATTCAAATTACTCAAGCAAAGGGATGGTGACTTTTTGAAAAGTCAGATTAAACTTACATTAAATTCAACCTTTTTGACACTTGAGAACGACCAATTTATCGATGCTTAAAAAATAACAAACATGAATGCCAAAGAAAAAAGAATTCGATGGAGAATCAGATGATGATTTTTTAGAAAATGATACAGATAATGGTTTAGAACCTTTAGTTGAGGATGAAATTTCCGAGACTAACGAGGATATAATAGTGACTCCAGATGATGAAGATAACATAGATATAGTCATCGAAGTTTCAGATGATGAAGATTTATCCGAAGAAGAATCAGAGGAATCAGATGATGATGAGTCATCTGAGGAAACTGATGATGTGGTTTTATCTAAACATAAAATACAAGGTAAACACTCTCTTAAATATGACTCAATTTTCAAGGGGAAAAAAGAAGATTTGACTGAAGAAGACGAGGTCAATACATACTATCATAATGATAAATTTGAAGTTGATAGGGGAAGTGTATTTTACTCAGAGTCCTATGATAACGAATCTTATTTACGTCATAAAAGAGTAAAAGAAAGAGTTTATGAAGTACTATCAACTAAAACTACTTTAAACTTTTTAAATAATAGAAGAAAACCTTCTCGTGTTGATTTCAATAATTACTATCTGTTACTTACAGTAGAATTAGATTCTGAGAGATTCACCAATGTCGAGTTATTCAATGAATTAGCTGTTTATTTTTCCGATAACTTGTTCAATATGTTTAAATTACTTGATAACAAGTGGAGAAATTTAATTATTTTGGAATTACAAGACCATATTGGTAAGAATACTAATTCTAAAGAAATCACCAATCGTAATATTTTTCTTGGCACAGAATTGGAATTTGAACATCAAGATATACTCGGTGAGGTCAAGTTATACACTGGGGTTGTGGTAGAAACTGACTATAACAACTCTCTTTTTAAGATAGATTCTTATGAGAATGTTTATGAAATACATATTACATTCATCACCAAGATATTAAATAACACAAAATTTAAACATAATTTAAATAAATTAGACAACATTGATTTTCTCTAAAAAAACCAAAGCAGAAGAAAATTGATTAAGATTGTCATCAATATATAAAAACTCATCAAGAAAAAAATAATACTAGTATGGAGGAAACCCTATTAAAAGAATCAAAAAAAACTAAATCAAATAATCTTAGTGTTACAAAACGTAATGGACACGGAGAAGAGTTCAACGCCGAAAAAATCAATAAAGTTTTACTCTGGGCAACTGATGGAATTAGTGGAGTATCAGCTTCTGACGTAGCTATGAATGCTCATATTCAATTTTATCCAGGAATTAAAACATCTGAAATTCACAAAGTTTTAATTCAGTCAGCTGTAGATTTGATTTCAGAAAAAACACCAAATTATCAATATGTAGCTTCTAATCTACTTAATTATTTACTTCGTAAAGAAGTTTTTGAAACTAAAGTAGAGATGCCTAATTTATTGGATGTAATTAAAAGAAATATTAAATTAGATTTATATGATTCAATCATTTTAGATAATTACACAGAAGAAGAAATAAACAAAATCAATTCATCTATCAAACACGATAGAGATTATCAATTGACATATGCTGGTCTTCAACAATTAATTGACAAGTATTTAGTCAAAGATAGAAGTACTGGAAAATCTTATGAAACACCACAATTTTGTTTTATGATGATTGCTCTTACCGTATTTGCTTCTTATGATAAAGAAACCAGAATGGATTATGTAAAAGAACTTTATGACTTAATTTCTGAACATAAGATTTCTCTTCCAACGCCAATTATGGCTGGTATCAGAACTCCAAATCGTCAGTTTTCCAGCTGTACTCTAATTGAAATTGGTGACTCACTTGATTCAATTTTCTATGGTAATGTTGCTATCGGACAATATGTGGCTAAAAGAGCTGGTATCGGTATCAATGCTGGTGGAATTAGAGCTCTTGGTTCTAAAGTCAGAAATGGTGAAGTTGTTCATACGGGAGTTATTCCATTTTTCAAAATGTTTCAATCAACTTTACACTCTTGTTCTCAAGGTGGTATTAGAAAAGGTTCAGCTACTCTTTATTTTCCTTGGTGGCATAAAGAAATTGAAGATGTTCTTGTTCTTAAAAACAACAAAGGAACTGATGATAATCGAGTAAGACATATGGATTACGGTATTCAATTTGAGAAATTATTTTATTCCAGATTTGTTTCAAATGGTGATATTTCACTTTTTTCACCATCAGATGTTCCGGGTCTTTATGATGTTTTTGGTCTTCCGCAATTTGAAGAAATGTATTTGAAATATGAATCAGATAAAAAGATTCCAAGAAAAACCATTAAAGCTCGTGATTTGATGAATGCTTTCGCACAAGAAAGAATTGGAACTGGTAGAATGTATGTTATGAATATCGATAATGCTAACAACAACTCACCATTCATTCAAAGAATGAAAATGTCCAATCTTTGTGTTGAGATTATTCTTCCAACTTCACCGATTGAGAATATCTATGATGTTGATAATAAGAAAGAAACTGAACAATTCTCAGAAGGGGAAATCGCTCTTTGTACCTTGGCGGCTTTCAACTTAGGTAATATTAAATCTTGGAATGAACTTTACAAAGTGGCTGAATATATTGTTAGAATCTTAGATTATGTTATCGAAAATCAAGATTATCCAATCAATGCTGCTAAGAAAATGTTGAAGCGTAGAAGTATTGGTGTTGGTGTTACCAATTTTGCTTATTGGTTGGCTAAGCAAGGTGTTAAATATTCTGATAAAGAAGCTCTTTTCTATGTTGATGAATTATTTGAACACATTCAATATTCTCTATTGAAAGCTTCTAATAAATTGGCTCAAGAGTTTGGTAAGTGTGAACTATTTGATGATACAACTTATTCAAAAGGTGTCCTCCCAGTTGATCGTTATAACAAAAATGTCGATGAATTAATTAAAAGAGATAATTCTTGTGATTGGGAAGCTTTAAGAAAAGACATCGAACAATATGGTTTAAGAAACTCTGTTTTGACAGCCTTGATGCCGGCTGAATCTTCAGCAGTAGTTCAAAATGCAACTAATGGTATTGAGCCGATTCGATCACTTGTGATTACTAAAAAGTCGAAATCAGGTTTGGTTAAACAAGTAGCACCTGAATGTATTAAACTTAAAAACAAATATGAATTAGCATTTGATATGCCAGATAATCGTGGATATACTAATATTTGTGCGGTAATTCAAAAATGGATTGACCAATCAATTTCGGCTAATCATTACTATCAATATTCATCTGATGGTATTTCGATTGGTGGAGTTATTAAAGATATTCTTTACGCTTACAAATATGGTTTAAAAACTCTTTATTATGCTAATACTGATGATAAAAAATCTGATGATTTAGATGCGATGGGAAATGGATGTGAATCTGGAGCATGTTCAATTTAAACATTTCATTATTTGAAACTATAAGTAAGACAAATTATAAATTATGAAACATATATTAAACTTAGACGCAGAACAAGATTTTACTAGATTGCCACTTTTCTTTGGTGGTGATGGACTTTCAATTCAAAGATATGATAAATTCCGTTATGAGAAGATATTCAATATGTTTAAACAACATATTAGCTACTTCTGGAGACCAGAGGAAGTTAATCTTTCAAAAGATAAAGGAGATTTTCAATCATTGACTGAACATGAAAAGTTTATCTTCACAAAGAACTTAGGTTATCAGATATTACTTGATTCAGTTCAAAGTCGTGGTATTTCCAATCTTTTAGAGAATTGTTCAAATCAAGAAGTTGAGCTTTTTGCTAAAACTTGGGAGTTTTTTGAAACTCTTCACTCTTATTCTTACACTTATATTATTAAGAATATTTATTCTAATCCAAGTGAAGTATTTGATTCAATTATGAAAGATGAAGAAATCTTGAAAAGAGCTTCTTCGGTAACTTGGTATTATGATGATTTGATTAATTCTATTCCAGATGAATCTGAATATGATAGAAAAAAGAAATTATATTTGACTTTAGTATCAATCAATATTCTTGAGGGTATTCGATTCTATGTAAGTTTTGCTTGTTCATATTGTTTCGCTCAGAATAAAAAAATGGAAGGTAATGCAAAGATTATATCTTTGATTAACCGTGATGAAAACCTACACATGGGATTCACTTCATTTATCTTGAAACAAATGAGAGAGGATTGGGAAGAAGGCTTTCAGAAAATTGTTGAAGAATGTGAGCCTCTTGTTATTAAGATGTATGAAGATGCGGCTAAAGAAGAATTAGAATGGGCTGAATATCTTTTCAAAGATGGTTCAATGATTGGTCTTAATGCTGAGATTTTAACACAATATATGAAGTGGTTAACTAATAACCGTATGAAGATTATTGGATATGAGCCAATTTTTGATAAAGTTCAAAATCCAATTTCTTGGATTAATGTTTGGACTGGTGGATCAACTCAGGTTCAAAACGCACCACAAGAAACAGAAATCGATTCTTATACTATTGGTGCTTTCAAACAAGACGTAGATGAAGAGAGTTATGATGAATTCTCATTTGAGTAAAACTCAAATAAAATATATACTACAAAAGTAATTACTTAATGGAAAAAAAATTATTACCTTATTTAGTGGTGATATCGGCTCTGTCGGTATCACTTTCTGCTGCCTTTTACTCGGTTACCGGTATTGGTAAGATGTTTTCTGGATCATCAACTAATGTTATGATTATGATGGCATCTTTAGAAATTGCCAAACTTATTTTAGCATCTCTTCTTTATCAATACTGGGGTAAATTAAATAATCTTTTGAAGTTTTATTACTTCATAGCTATTTTCACTTTGATGGTCATTACATCAGCTGGTATTTATGGTTATCTATCTTCAGCTTATTCTGAAACAGCTTATAAAGTT